ACCACCGCCACCGCCACCAGAACCAGCAACTCTTAGTCCCAAGCCAGCGTTGTGAACGCGAACATTATTGGCAATAAAAGTGTGTTGGCCTTCAACAGTTAAGTTGTAGACCGTTGCCTTCCCTAAGCTGTCACGAGCAACAATTGGCCGCAAATGATTGCAAACATCAATCAGGCAATCATCCGGACCAAGCGATCCAACCTCGACAAAAGCGTTGTATTGATTCAAAACCCAATGATTGGGCGTAGCGTCTAAATACTCGCCGCCCCAAAGCGTATAGCGAACAACTTGCTCATTTTCGTGCCTGTGAACCGCAAGAACTTTGGCGCTTTGCGTTAACCCTTTGTCATCAAAACTGATGACCTGATCGCCTTCTTTGATTTCGTCAATCCGACGCTGACCGCCTGGCACGCAAACAAGCGTCTCGCCGGTAAAGCATCCGCCACCGCCGCCGCCACCAGAGCCGATAATTCTTGGCTTAATGCTCATAATTCTTTTCCGGTGGCATCAAAAACAAAAACCGTGCCAAGAGCATCGCTTGACGGAACCGCAGGTGCAACCTTGCTGTGAAAAACTTCAACACCTGCGCTGATAACAACACTGCCCACTAAGGTTTTGCCATAAACCATGGGGACTGGCACGCCGGGTCGTGCAACGTTTTGAAGACCCGCAAAACTGAAGCCGTTTCGTGGATCTTTAGAGTCTCGCGGATCATAACTACCGCCGCCGCCGCTGGCGTTAAATCTTGGCATTTGAGGCATTGGCGTCAACAACTCTGCTGTTCCAGATAAAACAAGCCCTGCACCAATTGCGAATAAACCTATAGAACCTGTTGCCGCGAAGCTGCCGAATAGTCCAGCACCGCCAAATGCACCAGCAAACGCACCAGCGCCAAAACTGACAGCTGACAGCGCAATTAACGCAACGCCAGCAATAATCATCCCAACGCTCGAACCATTGTCACCACCAGAACCTGCAACAACTGGAACAATTTTAATTTCAGGTGCTGATGTAGGGAAAAGCGTTTCCTCTGCAGCTTGCAGACCTGCATCACCGCAAAAAATGCGATAACTGTGCTTCCTAATGTGCGCTTCTAAGCCTGAAAAGTTTGCAAGCAGCATCCGAATTGCTTCTGCCGGAGACGCAACATCAGCTTTAAGAACGTCACGCCCTACAAACTTGGCCAACGGCCCATACAGCTTGATTTTACGGAGCATAACGCAACCGCCGTCCTGTGCATGATTGTAGCCAGCCACCGTAGAGATCTCTACTGCTGAGCCGCCGACCAAGGTGATGCAGGATCATGCCATCGCCAATGTAAACGGCGCAGTGGTTTAAACCTTTGCCAGTGATCTGCATTAACAATGCGTCGCCTTTCTGCAAAGTCTCGTCGTCCTTCAAGCGCCGAAAACCTGTTGATTCCCAACAACGGTCAAACAAAGGATCACAATTAAAGTCTTGAAGCGTGACCGGGCGCTCCCAGTCGCGCAAGTAGATGCCTTGCGTTGCGTACCAGTCACGCACCAGAGTCCAACAGTCATGTACGCCCCAGGTCCATTTGCGGCCAATCAAAGGCGCCTTGAAGCCACACGGAACATAGTCAGACCATTGGTCCGTGCATGGGTTGTAAATGTACCAAGGCAAGCCATGCTGCTCTGCCATGGCCTTGTCGGCATCGCTTGGATTTGGTGGCGTTACAGGATGGCTATGGAAAATTGCCGTGATCGTGCCTTTGTCTGACGCTGCTGCGTAATCAGCAGGATTTAGCACAAAATCATCTCGCCGATATTGAGCGATGTTCTCGCACGGCCAATAGACCTCCGCTCCATCAATAACAACAACAAGCCCGACGCACTCTTCTGGTGCGGCTTGTTTGGCGTGGTCTTGTGCTGCTACGCGCCAGGTCATGAATAATAAGAACCGATAGATGGAAAACCGCCGTAGGGCAGATCAGCATTTTCCCCAAAGCGACACTGACAGCTGCTAAGCCTTTTGCCGCAAATGTCATTACTGTCCGACAAAACTGGATCATCATTTATGTTAAAGCGCGTGAAATTAGTTCCGTCAATTACTTTGCCTGGTCCAACCGTTGGGTCGTATCCGCATTCTGCAGATTTGTAAACCCATTGGCACATATTTAGACAAGACCTCTTTGGCGACCTAACGCCAACCAAATCAAAAGCACTTGCCAGCTCAAACTCAATAACGCTGCGAGTCTCTGCTGATTTTCGATCGACAAAATAAACCTCAAGCGGGAACATAGCAGAAGGATCTGCTGTCGCATTTACGCCGCCTGCAAAATTAACCGCGTCCAAAAACTTGGCAAGCGTTCTGATGCGAGTAACCTTGGCGCCTTCTAGCCCTGCTGGCAGTGTTGCGATAAGGCCAGATACAACGTTAAAAAGGTTGCTGACGGCAAGTGTCGGCCTAGGCAAAGAGCCTTTACCGTCATACGCAAAACCCTCTGCTTTAAGCGGCAGAGGGATGTAACTTTCACCGTCAAAGACAATAGGAGCGCTTGTGCCCTTTTGCGTTCCAGTATGGAAGTAATACGTGATGTCGGCACCGTGTTGAGCAGCGTTTAGCTCAAGCTGGAATAATTCAATGATTGCAGAAGGCGATGCCGACTGCAGCTCACTGAAAATTAGCTCAAATTCGTCACCGACAACGTAGCCGGTTCCTTGGTAGTAACCGACTAGGGCATAACGCATGATCAGTCAGTCCGTGCCTGAACCAGGGCAAATGCTATAACTATCGCCTCTCCTAAAGCACCTGCAGAAATGTTAGTAACGTCAATTGTTGCTGAGCCTGCAGCACACCTAGCATTCAAAACATAAGCACCCGGAGTGCCACCACTAACGTGATTCAAAACAAGCAAATCCCCGGCTGCAATTTCAGTATTAGTAAGAGTAAAAGACACAATTGCGTCAGCCGCTAACGACGCATTGTGCATCGTAATTTGCCCGCACTTTTTAGACAAAGTAACGGCTGTGCTTTTGCTTGTTGCTTGAGTAACCGTGCCGCCATCACCAGAAGTTGTGTAGCCAGCCTTGTCTGCGTCAAGGTTGGTGAAGTTGGCATCCATCTCCGTGTGGGTCAGCGGGCTGCCTTTGCCACTGCGGGTAACGATCGTCGCCATGGTGGATTACTCGAAGACTTGACGGAATGATGCCTGAATTGTAGCGCGACCTGTATAAGGCACACTTTTTGTCCAAGACTCACACACCCATTTATAAGCAGTCGTCTCGTCTAAAGGCGTCCAATCAAAGCTTTCCGCGCCATTACGGGCATCTAGGAAGTCTTCAATGGTGTCGGAGTCTGCTTCCGAAATGTTGCTCCATTCCAGAGACCAAACTTTTGGATTTTGATTCAATCCGAAAGTTAGCCGCTTCTCGTAGCCATCGCCAAACTTGACGACCCTTGTGTTTGGCTGGCTTTGCTTTTGCGAGCCGTAGCTTGGATTAGGCGCCGCAGGACTTGTTGTAGGACCAGGAAAAGTAGCCATTAGCGTGCCAATATGCCTCCGGGTCGCTGCTGCTTCCGCAGTTCAGTTTGCACAGCCAAGCCGATAGCCTTGCCAAGCTGCGCTGCGTTTTGGCCGTCGCCTTGCACAGAAGAACCAGAAGCATCAACGTTTACAGTTACGTTAGCGCCGCCCATTGCGTTGTTTGGTGCGATGCTGCCGCTACGACCAGGCGTAAACAGCTCAGGGCCACGTTCACCCACAAGGTATGACGTGCCACCTTTAACGGTGCCGCCAGAGGCTCTGCCACCGCCAAAAAGCTTGGTAAAAATGTTGTTTGGATTGCCACCGCCAAGGCCGCCCAAGAACGTTTGCAGGCCGAATTTCAGCATGATATTGGCAAGGCTTCTCAACGTGTCAGAAGCGACCTCAGCAAGCGACTTTGTGCCTTCCACTGCAGCCGTTAACGAATCAACGATGCCGGTCTGGATTGAATCGCCAATTGCGCGATAAATCTGATCCATTTCAGCAGCAGCAGCCTTTTGTGCTTCTTGCAATTCTTTCTGCCTTTTAACTTGCTCTTCAAGCTGCTGAACATTCAATGCGTTTTGATACAAAACTTTGCCTTTTTCCACTCCGTGGTCTCGAATCAAGTCGCGCAAAAGGTTTGCGTTTCTAACTTCTTGTTCATTGCCTCTCAAAATGCCTTCCAGTATCGCCCTGCGATCGTCAATGCTGCGAAACTGATCTTCAAAAGCTTGGCGTTTGCGCTCTTGTGTTGCGAGAGCTTCCTTCTCTATTCTTTCGGCAAGTTTTGCCATCTCAAGCTGTCGCTTCTGCTCTTCTGTCAGCTTTTGGGCAGTTCCAAGTTTGCCTTGGGTCGGCATGACTTCGTTGACAGAAGCCTCTTTTTGCGCAGTGGTTGAACCTCCATTTGTACCCACATCACCTAGCTTTATGGTTTCTTGAATAAAATTGCCAATGCCACCGACTACATTTTGCGTGGTGCTGGTTATTGCGTTAACACCACCTTCCAAAAAATCGCGAATAGGTTTTGGGAGAAAATTGTACGCGGTTTTAATAAAACCAACAATTTGGCTCAAGGTACTTTGGAAAAAGCCGCCAACAGCATCTAAAGCGTTTTTGCCTGTTTCGACAACAACCTTTGCAACACCTCCAACAATTTGACCAATCCTCTTGCCTAGTCCAACAACAAAAGCTTGAAACTGTCTTGCTCGTTTTAGATTTGCCTGAAAAGCTTGCTCAAGCTCAAAAGCTGCGTTAGTGCCGTCAAGCCCTAACGCTTGCATGATGGCAGCGCCAACTTCTCCGACTGCCGCAAAGATCCCACGAATTGGCGCAAGAACATTATTTAAGCCCATACCGAAGGCTTCAACAGTGACAGCAGCAACCTTGAAAGTTTCTTTCAAAAGAATTCCAAGCTCAGACTGGTCAGAAAAAATGTTTTCAAACGACGTTTGCAAACGCTTTAGCTGACCGTTGATCGTGTCTGAAGCCTCAAAAGCCGCTCGAGCTGCAGCGCCTTGAGAATTCTTTTGTTTTTCTAATAGCTCATTGTATTTTTCTGTGTTGTTCAAAAGCGCCAAGATTGACGGGCCAGCCTCTGTTCCAAACGCCTTGATAATAGTTCCAGCATCAGCGCCAGACTTTTTAATTTTCTCAAGAGTGCCAGCAAGGCCGTCAGACTTTAATGTTGACGCATTGATTTCAACACCAAGCGCCTTAAACTCTTTGCCAACTTTTCCTGCAGCAACCTGAGAAAAGGCAGTCTTAAGAGCGGTGAACGTAACCTCAGCACCTTGACCGCCTGCCGTAATTTGTGCAACCGCTGCGTTCACCTCTTCTAAGGGCACACCTAAAGCAGCAGCCACCGGAGCCACCTTTGCAATGTTTGCCGCATACTGACCAATGACGATTTTGCCGTCATTCTGTGTCTGAATAAATCCATCGACCAATTTGGCCGCCTTGTCTGCTTCTAAACCGTAAGCGTTGAGGACAGAAGTCGCCGCGTCTCCAACCGTGTTAATGTCGCTAAATCCACCCGTCGCACCTAAACTTGCTGCTTTCAGAATGTTGGCAGCATCAGCCGCATTTGTAAAACCTGCAGAGGCTACGTCATAGGCAGCACCTGTCAATTCAAGAACGCTTGCCTGACCCAACAGTTCAATGGAAACATCTTTCAACCGTGAAGTCAGTTCCTCGCTGTTAACGCCAAGACTTCGGGTTTTTGCCTCAGCAAAATCCTGCTGAGACAGCACACTAAAAACCTGACCCAAACTTGCAGCCGCGGCCACGACTGCCGTGATGGGACCTAAAGCAGCTGACAGTGCTGCGCCTAGGCCACGGGCACCAACGGCAGCCGCTTTCGCTCCACCAGAAAACGCCTTAAAACCTGAGCCGGCAGCCTTTGTTGATCCGCCGGCATTGCGAACAGCAATCTCAAGCTTTTTGACTTGACTTTCAAGTGACCTGATTTTTTTGTTTGCGTCCTTAGTCTCGACCCTGAACTCAATATTGGATACTGCCACGGCGCCTGCTGCAATATGTTCAGTTTATCGATGACCACGCTTCGCACGGTCCATCGCTTCCTTTTCGCGTTCGCCTTTCAGCTCATAATACGCGGCAAAGTGAATGAACTCCGCATCGGTCAGTTCCGTGCGGAGTTTGCTCACTGTCATACCAAGCTCGCAGGCTAGATAGAACTCAAAAAAGAGCCAACTATCCTGCGTCAGTCGTTTTTTGCTTCCTTCAGGTCTTCGTCACCGCCAAGACCAAACAAAAACAGCTCAACTTCATTCAGCACAGACTCAGGCAATTGACGCTGAAGCTTAGGCGCGTCAGCCATCGCAAAAGCCTTTTCACCGTTTTGCAGTTCTGCCATTTGACAGAGCATGTAGGTGCTGATGTCTAAAGCCTCTTCACTTTGCGCCATCGCTTGCGCTTTCTTGCGATCGGCTCGTGTGATCGGCTTAAAATACAGATCCACCACGGTCTCACCCGCGGCGTTTTTCAGTTCAAACTTTCGACGCTGGTTAAGGTCAAACGCCTCAACCAGCAGATCGACAGTGCGGTTTTTGGGGGCTGGCATTCAACAACAAAACATGATGCCCTGAAGTTTAGTCCAGCTCCGCTGATTATTCAAGGTTGCCGGTAATGGTGCCGCTGGTAATGAAGCTGCAGCTAACAACCACAAGATCGCCAACAGTGGAACTAATCTCCATGTCGGTGATGATTCCAGCAAAGCTGATTGAATCAGTGCCGGTAGCAGAACCGGTAGTGAACAGCTCAAAAGTTGCATCTGCAGGATCTGCAGTGGTCAGCACATCCTCAAGAAAACCAGCTTGACCAGTTGCATCAGGGTCGTAAACCAGCTCAACCGTACCGGAGCCGGAAATCATGCTGCCAACAAACTTGCGGAAAGTGTCGCCATGCACCGAAGTGTCAAGTGTTTCCTTGGTGGTGGTCAAACTCCAGCTGCGAGTGCCAACAATCGTGGCATTAGTGGAGCCTGCGGCATCAAACTGAACAGATCCTTGTTCACCGCGAAGAGTAGCCATGGTCAGAGTTCCTCGATAAATTCAAAGGTCACACGGACCTGAGTTTGAAAATAGCCCTCGGGTACAGGCGAAGCCAATACTGATGGGCCGTTAGCTGCATCGAAGTAAACCCCCGACACGATGACTCTATTGTAGAGGTCTCTTACGCGCTTAGCTATCACATAGTTGGCGCCAGGACCTTCGCCTTGCGGCGTAAAAATGTTCAGCAAAAGAATCCCGACTACACGGTTTCTTGAGTCTGAAGTGAGGCCTTGGCTTAGGTATTCGTTTTGCCCGTAGCTAACCAAGCACTGAACCCACGAGTCATCAACGGCAGGCGCATAGTCCATGTTGTGAAACACCACCGGCACAGGTGGCGTGTTCTGCAGCTCTGCAACTAGCCGTTCTTCAATGACGGCGCGAACAGTGTTTAGGTTTACGGCTGCCATTAGCTCTTGCGCTTGATACGCTCATATTCTGACTGCGCATAGCTCTGCATCTCTTTGGCGATCAGATCAGTCCAACCTGCCTTGGCTTGCGGGCTATAGCCATCAGCCAGTGGCTCCGCATATGGCAAATTGTTGTGAATACTGTAAAAATTGCCTAGCTTTTCATTGCCTGGTCTGTAATTGAGGCCTTTAGGCGGTGCTGGCTGTCCGCGGTAATCACCCTTAGGGATGTTTTCGCTTGAGTTAGTATTCTCGCCAATTGTCCAGTTCATTCGGAACCTACCCGTATCAACTGGGCTTTCTAGTTTTAACCGCGAATCAGTCTCCAACACAACTGCACGCAAAAGCTGCTCAACTTGACCTTCCATAAAATCAGCAATCTGATTTAGCTTGATAACTCGTGCCATAACTATGCCCTCAGAAACAGGTTATAAACGATTGCCGTGCCAGCCTGATCAATCGTGTTGATCTGCACGATCTGATAACGCACGCTGCTGATTTCAACTTGATCGTCAGTGCTTGGCACACTGTCAAGGTCAAGCGCAGCAACCGTTAGCTTTTTGTCAGTAGACCGCACTAGCTCATTTGTCTCAGAACTACGTACGTCATCCAGTACGCCTTTGATGCTTGCCGTCGTAGCAGTTGCACGCACCTCACCGGTCTCGGCGTTATAGGTGCCAGGCTTCAGAAAACGAAACGTCACGGCACCGCCAAACTTGGCGATAACCTTTTTAGCAACCTTTTGCAGCGATCCAGCAAGTGCCATTAGATGCGATAAGCAATACAAGCTCCATTCTGGAGCTGAATGCTGGTGAAGTAACCCGTCAAGTGGGCGCCTTGATCCACGCTCACGCCACCAAAGCTGTCATTGATCACGTTTTTGCTGACGATTGCAGTGATCGTGCTGCTTTCGTAAAAGTCAATGTGCATGAACCTTCCTGTATGCACTGCCGTGTCGTTAATGACTTCAGCGCCTAGTGACCAATTGATTGCGCTTGTTCCACCAAAAGATTTAGCCATGGTTAGATCTTGTAAGCGATAGCAGCACCGCCACTGTTCAAAGTGAAGGCAGTAAACACGCCTTGAATTTCAAACCCAGCCGGTAAACCTTCACCAACAAGACTGTTACCAGTCCAGTTTTCTGCTGTGATCGCACTAAAACTTGTATTGTTTTTAAGCACAGTGATTCGATTCCAACGCCCAGTGCGCGCTGTTGTGTCGCTCACAAAATCTGCGCCAATGCTATAAGCAGGGTCAATTACAACGCTGTTGTGAGGCATGATCAGAGCCTATAAGCGATGACAGAGCCGCTGGTCAGCGTGACACTAGTGATCACGCCGCAGATCTCACAGTCTGCTTTCAGCACAACAGCGGTTAAAGCGTTGCCTGTAATGTCCTCTGCACTCAGAGTGGCAATCACAGAATCCTCAAGAGCAACAACCTTGCCAAAACGACCTGTATGGGCGGCAGTGTCGCTGATGTATTCAGCGCCAGGGTACTTGTAACCCATAATCAGCTCCGTTTGACGGCGATGTTGCCAGGTCCACTAATTCTAAGGCCAATCAGATAACGCTCAATCATCGGCGGGATACGATCCGCACCAACAGCACCAAACTGATTTGGGGTGACGTTCAAACTACCAATTTGAACGTTCTTGTAATCATCAAGACCACTTAGGCCAAGACCATCCTTGTTGTTGTTCAAATAAACAGCAAGCACAGCCTGTGCTTTTTTCACCTGATCCGGGATCTCGGTGTCGGTGAAATAATCTGTGGTGATCCTGAACGGAAAACCAACCGCATAAGTGTTGATGTAGGTATCCGGCTTGCGAACACCAGTGCGCGGCCACTGCAATGCCTGCGTGTCAGTTGCTCTCGCGCCAAGATACCGCTCACGATCAAGTCGTTCCGTTGCGGTATAAAGTGCACGGTTTTTCTGGTCATCCGTAGCAGATGACCAGGCAACGACATCATCATCCTCAACCAAACCATCAATGATGGCTTGAGCGTCACTCAGCGTCAGGTAGCTGTTGGCGCTTGCGCTTCCCGGTGTTGCGTTTAGTGAGATTGCCATCGGGCTTCTCGGAGGTCGTTTCAGGCTGAGCAGGCTTTACAGGCGCGGAGGCTGCCGCGTTAGCAGCAGCCTCACGTTGCGCTTGTGCCCGCTTAAAAGCGAACATTCCCATGGTTATCAATCCATGTTGCTGACATTGGTGGCGCGAACCATACCAATGTTTTTCAGTTCGTAAACCTTCGACCAGTTGCCAACGGTTGCCAGTTGTGCGCGAGTCGGGTTGACAGTAGTCACGCCCCACTTAGCACCAACAGGGTGATAGCAGTAGTGAAGATCAACCGACATGGCATCGCTCTTGGCGAGGATGTCACGATCAGTTTCGATCTGAGTACCAGCTTGCTCGCCAGAAGCAACAGCACCTTCAGTGAAGAAATAGGTGCCATACTCAGTAGTTGCACCGGAACCGGTGGTTTCCACATCGTCGGACACGATCACACGCAGACCCATATAGGTCGGCACGGAAGGCGAACCGTAAGCGCCAGCCATAGAACCACCAGATTGAGTGGTGCTAGTGCCGCGAGCATCGTCAGAGCTGACGTAATCAATTGCACGACGCTCAACCAGGTCGTAATACACTTTGGAGTGCATTGCAACGGCGGTCAGCTTTTCGCCTTGATCACCAAGCAGTGAACGAGCTTCTGCAACGTGACGGGGAGACAGTGCAGTAGGCGTGTCAGTGGTTTCAGAATCGATGCAAAGATCGAAGAAAGCACTGCTGTTGGTGTTAGCGTTCAGCGAACCGAACACACCGCTCAGGCAGTTGATCAGATCCTTCTGACGCTGGTTAGCGATGTACTCGCCCAGCTTGGTGCCAATGGCAGCCATAGGATCAGAACCTGCAGCCAGAGCAGCAAGGTCACGCGATTCAAACGCACGACCACGGTGCAGAATCACACCAATCTGCTTGTCAGCAGTGATGTTGCCGACGGTCAGTGAGGTGCTATCGGTAAGCACTTCAAAGTCGCCGGACAGGTTTGCCTTCCAGAAAGGCACATTTACGAAATCACCGCCCTCGGTGGCATTCAGCTCAGCCATTGGACGCACCACACCGGAAGCCAGGAAGGCATCACGCTGAGTGGTTTGCTCGATGACGTAAGGCGTAAATACCTCGGGGATGATCACGTCAGAACGCACAGTGGCGGCCATGACAAAAAATCCTCAAGAAAATGTTTACGGTGTGGGCGTAACCCGATCTGGCGCCGCGTAGCTTTGCCGTCAGTTCATATTAACGAGCTGCGGCAGCTTTCAACCTTTCGTACAAATCGCGGTCGGTTTTGTACAGTCGTGACTGTTCTGTCAGGTTGAAGGATTCAGGCGCGAATGGATTTTTGGTGCCTGCAGGAATTTCACCAGAGCTACGCCCAGCAGGTGCGCCGCTGCCTTGCGGCTTTGGTTGCTTCTGCATCCAGCTAGGCAATGACTGCTTTGCCCAGTCACCAACAGGTGTGCGCTGATAACCGTCAACCACAACGACAGTACCGTCAGCTTCACGCTGAATCTGATCCCTGTTTAGCTTCGTTTTAAGCACAAGGTCAGGATCATGCACAATATCCGCTAAGGCAGAAACGGCAGGTGAAATCAACTCAAGTTCTTTGACACGCGCTTCAAGCTCAGCGATGCGCTTGTCTTTTTCTGCCGTAACTTCACGAAACTGATGCTCAAGTGCTTGCCGAGCTTCGGTGTACTTGCCTTCAGATTCGAGCTTTGACTGCTCAGCCTGACGCTTAAATTCTTTTAGAGCTTGGTAATCGTCGGGAACTTCGCCAATCAGTTCCTTCTTTTGAAGCTTGCCGATCAGCTCAAAATTCTTCTTTTCCAGAGAGTCAATGCTGCTTTTCAGCTTTGCGATCTCTTCAAGGCTTGCGCCTTCAACAGGCGTAACCTGCTGATTTTGTTCTTCTGACATGAATAACTCGTAGAGTTAATTACAGTCAAATAATATCACCAGCTAGGTTATTTGCGCTTTGGCGCTTTGCGCAATTGAGATTCACGTTTGAGCACAGAATTGCCAGTTGATTCAGACTTGATCCGAATCACGGGATCATCTTTGCTGCCAACACGAACAATGTTGCCGCCGGTAGGGCCTTTGATCATTGCACGCTCACCAGCCACTCCAGTAACAACGCCATACGTGCGCTTGCCTTGGTAAGTCCAGCTAACCCGATCGCCGCGTTTCATGCTTTGCTAAGCTTAAATCAATTTAGTCTAAGCAATGCTTGTCCGCGATCTTCGCAAATTCTTGAGCCACACGCTAGACGTTGATGACGATGGCAATGAAATGGAAGTCTATATTTGCTGCGGCAACCTGCATTCATCAAAAATGGCCACCGCCTTCGTAGATGAAGACGGTGACCTTGTGCTAGTTCCTGAGTTCTGGAAAGAAACGATGGAAGACTTGGGAAGCTGGGAAGAATTTACTTCTTAGCGCGGCGACGTTTTTTAGGTGTCGTTTTGGCAGCAAATTCACGCCTTGCTTTCAGCTCTTGATTGATCCTGGCGTCTCTTTTTGCTTGTGCAGCAGCTTTCCGCTGAGCTTTGACTGCAGGGCTGACTGGCTTGTTGGCTGATCTTGTGCGCTGGTAGCCAGTGTTTTGCGCTGCACGCTTTGCAGTTGACCTTTTGCGTTGCTGGCTACCTCCGCTATAGCGCTTGGATCCGGCATCTCGTTTAGACAAATTAGTCAAGCGGCGCTGACCTTCTTTTGCTTTGTATGCAGCTTTAGCCGCACGACCAGCTTTTACGCTAGTGCCACCACCCTTGCCAGACTTTTGGAAGGCAATATCAGACTTGCGCGGCTTTTTGGATTTACTGCCACCGCGTCCACCTGAGCGGCCACCACCTCCGCCACCTCCGGCAAAGCGTCCCCGAGCATCGCGCTTGTATCTACGTGCCATTGACCGTAACGCATTTTCCACATCTTACTAACAGTTTTACACTTTGCCGTAACGCCTGCGAAGCTGTTCAAGCGTCAGCTCTGAACCGTCATCGCGAACCATCTTGGCGATTGCGTCCTTTGGCCCATACTTGTTCGACAACCTTGTGAAATAAGCAACCTTTTCGCTGCCCAACACGTCTGCTTGCGTAGCTTTTGACTGCTTGCTCAACCACTGTCCATAGCTTTGATCCGCAGGGACTGGACCATCCATGCTTGCTCGCCTGCCAGGCTTTGGTGGTGTAAGGCCTAAACCTTCATAGTCAACAACCGGCACCGTCGTTGACCTGCAGTTGAAATGCTGCGGTGGTTTTGGACCTTTGCCATACTCAAATTCACGACCGTCAAGCGCTCTGCAAATTGCAGACGTACGCGTGTCAAGCGTTGCAACGTAGCGATATTTTTGAGTTACGTCTTGATTTGCCTCGTAAACCTGTTGTGATGCAGCGTTGCTCACCTGATTGACGCTTGTCCTGACAATCGTCATTACCTGGTGATTTGCCATTTTTGTCAGCTCACCGCCTGCAAGCTGCAACTGCTTGACCGACCGGGCTGGCTGGCCAAATTCAAGCCGACCTTTCAAGCGTCGCGCAATCTCAGGCGTAGGCTCACCCGTTAG